TCGATCGTGCCGGTGAAGCCGGCCTCGCCGCGGGTCGCGAAGAGGTTGATCGCCATGTCGCTGTCGTCGCCGAGCTTGATCTGGCTGAGGATCCAGTCTGCGATCGCGGACTCGATGTCCTTCTGATCGATGGTGATGCGCATGTCTTCTGTCATTCCTTCTGATAGAGCTTCAGGAGCTGTTGGAAAGCGGGGGTGTTCACGCCGGCGTGGATGGCGCCGATGGCGTCTGCGCAGTGTTCGGCCTTGGAATGCACGTCGCCCTTGGAGAAGCCCTTGCCGTCCCTCGTCTGGCGTGGCCAGTTGATGTTCGGATACTGCTCCAGTCCGGCCTGTATCATCTTCTCCTTCGAGGCGCTGCGGTCGCCTGAAAGGGCCTTCTTCACCTCGGTGGCCGTGACCTCGATCAGCTGGACGCCCATCTGTCGAAGGGTTCCCAGGATGCCGAGACACATGCCGTAGCCGCACATGGCCCTGGCGCTCTGGCTGCCGACCGGTATCTCCACGAACACGACCTTGGCCTTGAGAGCCATGGGAATGACGAGTTCGCCGAGCTGGTGGGCGACGTGCAGATCCGAGCTGTTGACCCTGACCTGCTTGCCTTCCGCCTTCTTCGGCGACACCAGTGCGAGGACGGGGTCCTCCATGGTGCCTTCGACGAGATCCAGTACGGACGATGCCATGCCCCAGTTGGTCATGCTCGGGTCCATGCCGAGGATCGATATCTTCATTGGCTCCCCCTATGAGCTATGGCCCTCCCGGGATGGGAGGGCCTGTCGCCGCTCTTCGACCTTAGCCGAAGAGCTTCTTGCGGGGAGCGTCGCCGCCGCCACCTGCCTGGGGTGCGGCACCGCCGGCGTTGCTGCGGGCTGCACCGGGCTTGCCGGCATTGCCCTTGTCCTTGGCCGTGCGATCGCGGACCTTGCCCTCGTTCGCCTTGAGCCAGTCGTTGTAGAACTCGCCCTCGGTGAGCTCGCGCTCGGCCTCGTTGACGGTCATCTTCGTCGGGCTGTGGAAGATCTTGTCGATGACGTTCGTCTCGCGGGTCTCGCCGGTCGGAACGTATTCGTTGCCGACCTTCGACTTCTTGTCCTCGAGCTGCTTCTGCAGACCGAGGATGACCTTCTGGCCGGTCAGACCGGTGAGGGCCTGGACGGACTTGTTGACCTCGCCGTTGGCGTCGAAGTCGTAGACCTTGACGACCTTCTCCTCGGTGTCCTGCTCGGTCAGCGGATCGCCGGTGGTGACGATGCAGATGTCGTTGACCGTGGCGTAGCCCGGCAGGGTGCGCTTGAGGTTGGGGTTCTTCTTGTCGAGGTAGAAGGTCTCGCCCGCCTTGTTGGTGATGTAGATCGTCTCGCGGTACTCGCGATCGCCGAGCTCGGGGATCGTGAAGACGAACGTGACGTTCTGGGCACCGCTCGGTGCGGCGCCGGCGTAGGCCACCTTGATGACGGCTTCATAGGCGCCCGACTCGATGGCGCCGAAGTTGCCGCCGCCGAGGGTGTCCTGCACGCTCTCGTGACCGGCGGTGTTGAGGTTTCCGAAAAGTCCCATGGTAGTTCTCTCTCTGTTGGTGTTCTGGATGGTTGGTCAGTGGGTATCTACGCCGACCTGGATCAGTCGGCGTAGAAGCTGTGGAGGTGATCGAGCAGCTTCTGGACGTCGTTGTCCATGTACGTCTCGAGCTTGGTGAACATGCCCATCGGGGAGCGGATGCGCTCGCCGGTGGTCTTGGCGGTCAGGCGCGTCTGGAAGACGTACTTGAAGCCGAGATCCTGTTCCTCCTCGGTGATCGTGAGCAGCTCGTTGCCCTCGATGTACGGAGCCAGCTCCTTCAGCGTCATGCGCTTGGTCGACACGACCGTGGAGAAGTAGGCCTCGATGCCGTTGTTCTTGAGCGAGCCCTTGACCGGCACGGAGGTCTTGACCTCCATGGCCTTCTCGTCGAGCTCGTCCTTCACGTGTGCCGTGAAGATGACCGGCTTGCCGAAGAGCACGACCTGGCGCTGCAGGATGTCCTTCGGGAACTGGGCATAGCCGCCCCATGCCTGCATGGTGTTGGCGGCCGTCAGCACGATCTGGCTCTCGTACATGTCCATCAGGAACGTGAGGCTGTCGACGATGATGCCGTCCAGTTTGTCGCGGTTCTCGATGGCCTCGTCGAAATAGGCCGGAACGTCGAGCGGATTGGAGATGCGGACGTTGTTGAACTTGTTGCGGAACGGCAGTCGCTTGCCGGCCTCGCTGTTGAGATAGAGCCAGCGTTCCTGGTTCCGGATGTTCTGCAGCGACGCGGACTTGCCGGTCGTCGAGAGACCCGAGATCAGCACGAGCTGGTCGTTCATCCCGGTTGCTTCGTCTTCCATTGTGTTCCTTTCTATGGTTCCCGCCATCTGGCGGTCCACGAACCAAGAAAAGCCGTGAGGCTC